CAGATGTAATTGATTATATAAAGAAACATCATAAAGATTTTACTGAGGATTTAGATTTATCTATCAATTTTAATAGTACATCATTAACTCAAGGTGATTTTGAAGAGGTTTTAAGTATTGTCATGAAAGACCCGATATTAATAGGTGAGGTAATCGATGTATTTGGTAGTCAAGTTGACACTTCTAAAATGGAAGGAAAACTCAAAAAGTTTGCAACACAACCAGAAGAAAAGAAATTTAAAACACATAAAGAGGCAAAACCGAAAACATCATTGGAGGAGGTTATTTATGACATTCAAACTACTGACGTAATAACGGATAATGTGAAGAAGAGTGAATTAGAAAAAATATTTAGTATTAAAAATAAAATAGGTTCCACATTAAATTACTATAAACCATGAGTAGGGATTATTTCGATAGGTATCAATTTTTTATAGAGGATGGGAACTTTAAAATAGTTCCCGGTATTGAGTTACCTATTAAGGGGACCGACAAATATCTTAACTATAAAAAAGGTCAAACAAGATTAGATAAAGTCTCTCAAGATTTTTACGGAACTCCCGTTTTTGGTTGGTTAATTTTATTAGCAAATCCACAATCTGGTAGTATTGAGTTTGAAATTCCTGATAATTTTATATTAAGAATACCATTTCCCCTAACAAGCTCTTTACAAGATTATAAAAGAGGTGTAGAATTGTATAACTTATATTATGGGGAGTAACAGAGAAAAACAAAGTGAAAATATATTAGTTAAGGTCGATCAGAACAATCTGATGTATATCGACCCTAATAGTGTTATTTCCAAAAAAGGAGAAATCCTACCAAGAGGTGTTGAACAAGAAAATTTAATGATGTTTGTAAACCTTGAAGCGGATTTAATCCCAAGGTCAACATTACTTGCTACAAACGACCAAAACACAATGACAGAAATCGTAAAGGGAACTTTAAATTTCATGTCAAATGGAGGAAATGATTTCGATTCATCGTGGACCAATGCATATAATGGAACCGACACACCAACGAAGTTTGATGAAAAAGGAAAGGCAATTGAATTTAAAGTATCAGACACAAATTACGACGCAACACCACAATCATTTGGTATTCAAAGTATTAACATAACAGTAAAGGGTGCAAATTTTGTTCCCCAAGTCCAAATTAACTTTGTTGATGTTAGAGGTAAAACATTATTTGAATCACCAGAAAATTCGGCGTACAAAGCGTTCTTTCATATTCCGTGGCCAATATTTTATTTAACGGTTAAAGGTTATTATGGAAAGGCTATAAAATATAGATTACATTTAGTTAAGTTTAGTAGTAAGTTTAATCCCGCAAACGGTAACTTCGAAGTTTCAACAACCTTCGTGGGTTCAACATATGCATACATGAGTGACATACCATTAAAGGCTGCTTTATATGCTCCATTTATGTATGGTATTGAAACCGTAGATGCCCCTCAATTTAATGAATCCACAAAAGAGTACATTCAAAAAGTATCAAAATCATCAAGAGGGTATGCTCTACTTAATTCAGTATATTCAGAATATAAAAGAAAAAATTTAATACCAAAAGATTTTCCTACCAAAACATTAAAGGAAGTGGGAATCATTGCAAAATCATTAGATAAACTTTTAGAGAAAGAAATATTTGATGAGGTTGTTGACATGAAATTGTTTGCAGCTTTAAAAGAGTTTGGAGACAGAATTACTTCGTTTGAGAATGATATTAAGTCTTGGGCAAGAAGACACCTAAGTCAAACATACGTAAAAGAAAATGATGTACTTTGGTTTGAATTATCATCAGTAAACAAATCCGAAACTACAAATATTACAGGTAACACCTCAACGGCAACATTAGAAAATTTAATTAACAATAATAAAGTTAAAGTAAAGGAGAGTCAGTTACTTACATTAAACGTAACAAATAAAACAGGAACTAAATTTAACACACAAACAATTCTATCTAAAAACGTTGGAAATGTTGGTGACTATTTTAAAGTTAAAGACACAAAATCTTTAGTTGCAATTAATAAATTAATTGACGACATTGGAGGTATACGTACAACATTTAATCAACAAAAACAGAAACTACAAGATTTTGTTGAACAAAAAATGAACACGATTGTAAAAAGAAACGGACCGGGTACTTTAGGTTTTGAACCTACAGTTCGTAACGTTTTCGCAATCATATTAGCAAACGCTGAAGTTTATATCAAATTAATGAAAGATGTTCATAGACGAGCAATCGACATTGGACAAGATAGAAAAAAGAAAATACAAAATTTCAGTAAGGAAAGTAAAGGGGAATCAATTTACCCATGGCCTGAAATTAAAAAGAATTTCTCAAGTGGTAAACAAAATATAATTGCCTATCCGGGTGACGCGGAATTGGTTAGTAAATTAGAATCAAATAATCCTGTTCTTTGGCCTGAAGTTGAGTTTATTGAAAACTATATAGGTATTACAACTAACAGATATGACCCTTTAGGTAATAAAGAGCAAGGAGCCAATAACATCAGTTATATTTTTGAAGGTAGTGATTTTGACGAAACAAAAATTAAACCAATAAGTACATTATTAAATGTTAACGGTTCGTTCCCCTATACCGACAAAACACATCCTGCATTATTATATGAAATATGGGAGAGGTCAAAATATGCAACACTCGTTGAATCATTTAATAATAAAACAGTACAGGAATTTGCAAGAAGAGAGTTTGACAATATAAAAGAATCAATACAAGATGATGATGATTTATTAGGTGTACTTTATAATAATGTAAAGTCTGCAACAGACTTGGAACAATTATTACCGGGAGTTTCAGTTTTTGAAAGGTATCCATATAAAAAGGATAATATACCAACAACTCCAGCAATTCTTGACGCATTTGATTTTCCATTCTCAATAAAACAATACACAAATGAAAATAAATCAGTTAGTGTTGAGGACAAGTACGATAGTTTAATAGAAAGTTTAAAAACATATGCTGGTGATGGATATAGAACAAACATTTATCCATTCAACACTACAACATATTTGTCATATATCGGTAAAACAACTTTTGATACCGATGAATTAAAAACAAATGGTACACTTAGTTTAAACCTCCAAGAAGGATTTATATGTTCACCAATAGACGGAAAATCGTGGGTTAAGAGTGAATATGTGGATAATCTATTTGGACAATATTTTAAGATTAAAAATAAGAAAACCGAGACCTCAACAAGTATTTTAAACACTTCGTTTTTCCATAAACAATTACATAGTGATTTTATAAAAAGTAGCCCATACGGTAAATTTGCATCATCTGCATATTATCTATTAAACTCGTTACCTTTTAAAGATTTGACTGACGAAATTGATTTTAATGGAAAGAAAACGAGAATGTCTACCATGTTTAGAGAACTTGGTTCAACACACTTTATTCCATATTATCAAATATTAAGATGGGGGTCAATATATCACAGATATAAAACATATATAAATGTTGAAAATATTGGGTTTGACGATATTTTAGAAGGATCAACTTACAGTGGATCAACTTATGAAAAAAGATTAACAGATAATATCAATACACAATTATTCTTTGGTGTAAGTGGAGAAACCCCAACACCAATAACTGGATTTACGTATACGGATGAATCGTCAACATCAGTAACGATTAATTATAATGACAGTGTGGGAGTACACCCATTTTACGACGCGGTGTATCACCAAATTGTAAAAGGTACAAATCACTACGTAGTTAGTGGAGGTACAACCGCTTTTCAAGAAAGTATCAACGATAAGGTACTTAGAATAAGTAAAAGAAATGTTTTTGATAAAACCAAATTCGTTACACAATTTGTTGATAATTCACAATTTGCGGGAAATGGTTCAGATTCAACGTACACATTATTACCATGTGATGGTGCAAATTTATATAGCGGTAAAAAGGTTGAAACTTTTAATACTGAAACCGCAACTGTTTTAGGTACATCCGCAGGTTCATTGGATATTTCAGGAAATAATTTTGCAACTGAAGAACAATTGAATTTTAGAGTAATTTGGTCAGACGATACCATCAATAATTCTTATAGTGGAATTACATTACCATCTCACGAAGAATATTTCACAACAACAGGTAACACATACGAAAATGGAGATTACAAAAAAGTTTTAGATTTAATTGCGACATTTAACTCAGATATATTAGATGAGTTTGAAAATATATTTTTAAACTTTGCGAGTGAAAGATTAGAAGAAGAATTGCCATATAAAACATTTGATAAGGTAAATCATTATAAATTCCAAGACTTATTACTGAGTATTTTAACTGTAGATAAAAAGGCGGGAGACGATTCGTTACCAATTAATGAGGTAGTAAAGGAAATTAAAGAAAGACAAGTAGAGAAATTAAAACAAGTAACTAAAGACTTGTTAGTAAATGACTCATTAATAAAAATAACACTTGGTAATCCTAAAGAAATTAATCCACATGTATTAGATGGATTTTGTGACATAAGTACTGGAAATACATTCAGTTATAATCGTTATTATGTGAATCAATCAACGGGTATTGATGGTGATATTAATAGAGATTATTTAAAACTTTACTTAGGTCCAAACAAATTTACCGACGTGGAGAAAGTGTTATCTAGCCCAATTACAGGACTTTCGTTTTATGAACAATTTTTCATTGTAAATGACGTTGAATTTAGTCCTGATAATGTAAAATTATTTAGACCAATCATTCAATTATATGCCGGTTGGGCAAATAGTGGATACACTGAGAACCCTACAGGATTCACACCAACCTCAAATAACTTTAAAACCCATCTAAGAACATCAATCTTTGATGGTGAATATGGTTCTAAAAAAAGACATACAGATTTCTTACAAATATTAATACCATTATTTGATGGACTAAGAACTAAAAAAAGAACTAGTGGTATAAAAATTGACAACGGATATAATAACGACACATTAAAACTTGAAATATATAATCACTTTAAATCATTTAATGATAAATGGGTTGCGGGTAATTCGATAGGTCAAAGAACCCTATTAGAAGAGTTTTTATTTTTAGACAAAGCAAATAGAGATATTGGTGATAGAGTATTTTTAAATTTAGATAAACTTGTAGATTTAACAGACGAGAAAAATGGTAAATTAAATCTATACGGTGCGTTGGGTTCATTAATTGCGGGAACAGGATTTGACATGAGAGCGTTACCGGCATACGTGAATTTTTATGGATCTAACTTTTCTAATAAAACTAAAATCACCCCATCTAAGACTGTTGCAAAAAATCTATTCGGAACTTTCTTAGAAGTTGATTACCAAGAATCTGCACCTAAAATTGTAGTACAATATGTGGATGGCCCCGTTTCAAAGAGACCGTCTGACATGGGAGAGAAATATAAATTCCAAGATGATAGTTTTAATATTGGTAATGTTAATAACAACTCGTTAATAATCACTACCCCTGATGTGTTTAATGCAGAGAATTTAGCGAAGTCAAATAAAGTTGTTGCATTTGAAGTAAGTGTTGGCGATCAAAACCAAGGAATTTTCAAAAGCATTCAATTAGACCAAGCAACACTTAAAAATACATCAGAATCATTCGTAGTTTTAGAAAACTTAGCTAGGTCAGAATCAGGTGCGGGTACATATAATGTTGACATCGGATTATTTGACTACTATAGACAAGCGTCATATAGTTGTGAAGTGACATGTATGGGTAACGTAATGATACAACCAACAATGTTTTTCTATTTGAAGAACATACCAATGTTTAGAGGTTCATATTGGATTACCGAGGTAAGTCATCAAATTAGAGGGACAGGTATTGAAACGGTATTTAAGGGAACAAGACTTCCTTCAATATCATTACCTGACCCTAAAGATTCATTCGTTTCAAGTTATAGAACTTTATTCGATAAGATTATGAATAGGGCGGTTGCAAAAATTAATGAACTAAGCATATCAGCAAAAACTAGTGAAATTGTAATTACACCACAAGGAAGTTTTGTAATCGATAAAGGTGAGAAACAAATAAGTGGAGAAGAAACAATTAAAGAGGCTGGTATAGATGAGTTTGGAATTCCATACAACGGTGCGGAAAACGAACAATACATACAAAAGGTTAAATTTAGAGACAAGGATTGGTACAGAGCAGTTGCTGTCGAAATGGGAACTGAGAAGTATCCGATACCTGATGACACCACAATGTCAATCGTAAACCTACACGGAACTTTAAAACAAATTAAATGGTCAGGTATTAAAGGAAATGGACAAAAGTATTATTCAACTAAGTTTATACCAGCGTCAACCAACGCAAAGTATCTTTTATCAAACCAAGTTGAAACGATATTCTTAAATCCCGAAAAACCTGATACACCAATAACATTAGGACATAATGTTAACCAAGTGTTAGAGAACGATGCGGTTAAGTATGATCAATCAACATTCCAAGGACCAATTAATATTGGACCAAATGTAACTGGTTATGGTATTGGTTTATCAAAGAAATTAATGGACGAATTAGGCGTTTATCCTGGAGGAGTTCTTTATTTCAGAATTAAAAAGAAATAATACCAATTACGGGATATTTATACTTATAACATTATTATTATGGAGAAAAATAAAATAAATAATAGTATCAATCAATTTCTAAGTCCGAAACAAGTTAAAACTGTTTCTAACGACGGAATGGAAAGAGAAGAATGTGATATGGTAACAGGAGAATGTTACGTAATCAGATCAAAAGATGGAATTGTTGAAAGAATAAATAAAAAATACATTACCGAAGACGGTAGACAATTATTACAAGACTAAAGCTATGTTAGAACAAAAATTATTAGAAGAACTTAATCGTCACAAGGCCATTAACAAATATGCCACTAAAATGATTATGGAACAGGATGCTCCACCGGCACCCCCAACGGATGATGCAATGCCTCCTGCTGATGATTCAGCATTACCCCCAATGGACGATATGTCAGTACCACCAGCGGACGACACATCAGTACCGCCAGCACCACCAACAGATGACTTAGGTGGAGACATGGGAGGTACCGAGGAAATTGATATTACAGATTTAGTTAATATGACTAAAAGTATCAAGAAGGATATTGAAGACAATAAAAATGACCAAAGTAACGTGGTAGGTCAAATGGATTCAGTTTTTAGTAAATTAGGTGAATTAGAGATGAAACTATCTACTATGGATTCAGTAATTGCGAAAATTGATGAGCTAGGTTCTAAAATTGAAGGTATCAAAGAACCAACAGCACAAGAAAGACTTGAGATGCGTTCTTTAGATTCTTATCCATTTAATCAAAACCCACAACAATTCTTCGCAGCGAAACAAGGAGAAATGAGACAAAGTGGTAAAAATGAATATGTTTTAACAAAACAAGATGTTCAAGACTATTCAAACGACACAATAAAATCATCATTTAATCCAGAATTAGAACAAGATGAATATAGCTACTAATGTAAACTTTTTATTAGGTTTACAATTACAAATGAAAATCAACCATTGGCAAACTAAAGGTTATGCTAGACATAACGCTTTTGGTGGTTTTTACGATGTATTAGGTAGTTTAATTGATACGTTTGTGGAGGCTGCGATGGGAAAATATGGTAGATTCGTTTTAGACGATGAAACTAAAAATATACAATTAAACAATCTTTCCGATATTGACATGAAAGGATTAATTACCACAGTAAGAAGTGCTTTCGTTCAAATGGAGTTAGATTCGTCCGATACTGATTTATTGAACATAAGAGACGAAATGTTAGGTGAATTGAATAAATTATCGTATCTTTTAACATTGGAATAAACACTCAAAAACTTTTTTAAAAATAATTTAACCCGGATTTCCTAATTCGGGTTTTTTTATGTATCTTTTATCTATAACTGATTTTATAACTTAAATTTAACTATTATGTCAACATTCGACGCGGTACTGGCACAGTACGAGAAGAGCAAAAACGCCACAAGTGGCAACGCTAACAAATTCAACCAAGAAGACAGAATGAAGAAATACTTCACGACTGTACTTCCTAAAGGTTCTAAAGGTGAGGAAAGACGAATTCGTATTCTCCCTACACCAGATGGTTCCTCACCATTCAAAGAGGTTTACTTCCATGAAATTCAAGTAGATGGTAAGTGGGTGAAATTATATGACCCAAAACAAGAAGGAAAACGTTCACCATTGAACGAAGTTAAAGAAGGTTTAGAGATGACAGGTGTCGACGCTGACCGTGAATTAGCTCGTCAATACCGTTCACGTAAATTCTACATTGTAAAGGTTATCGACCGTGACCATGAACAAGATGGTCCAAAGTTTTGGAGATTTAAACACAACGCAAAACAAGACGGTATCTTAGACAAGATTTTCCCAATCTTCCAAAAGAAAGGTGATGTTACAAACCCTGAAAATGGTCGTGATTTAACTTTATTCTTAACTTTAACCAAATCAGGTACAGGTAAAGAATACACAACAATTAATTCTATTATTCCTGAAGATGCGTCAGTTCTTAGTACAGATGAGGCGGTTGCAAAATTATGGTTAGATGATGAATTAACATGGTCTGATGTATATTCTAAAAAACCTGAAGAATATCTTGAAATGGTTGCAAGAGGTGAAGCTCCTCGTTGGGATTCTGAAACTAAAAAATGGGTTTCAAATTCACAAGGTGAAGAAGTATTGGCAGCACCAAAAGCATCTACTCCTGTGGTTGATCCACAAGAAGAAGATGATGCGGATTCAGATTTACCGTTCTAATTAATTCACGGGGTGGTGAAATATCCACCCCATTTTTAAAAACAAAAACATGGCAGGTATTAAAAAAACAGATTTTTCTTCTATTAAGAAGAAGTTCTCGAAAGAGGCCGAGTATAAACCAGACCGTTTTTTCGATTTGGGAGATGCCTTCTTAGATGCTTGTGGAATTCCAGGTCCAGCAATGGGTCATATTAATATGTTGTTAGGACATAGTGATACAGGAAAAACTACAGCACTTGTGAAGTCAGCGGTAGATGCTCAAAAGAAAGGTATCGTTCCTGTGTTTATTATCACGGAACAAAAATGGAGTTGGGACCATGCTGAATTAATGGGATTCGATAGAGATGGAGATTATCTTTTCAATAGTGATTTTGAATACATTGAACAAATTACAGAATATATCAATGAATTATTAGATGCACAAGAGAAAGGGGATTTACCTCACGATTTATTAATCCTATGGGATTCTGTAGGTTCAGTTCCATGTAAAATGACTTACGATGGTAAAGGTGGTAAACAACACAACGCATCAGTTTTAGCGGATAAAATTGGTATGGGTCTTAACCAACGTATTTCAGGTTCAAGAAGAACAGATAAACCTCATACGAACACATTAATCATTGTTAATCAACCTTGGGTAGAATTACCTGACAATCCTTTCGGACAACCGAAGATTAAAGCAAAAGGTGGTGAAGCGATTTGGTTAAACTCAAGTATTGTATTTTTATTTGGTAATCAAAAAGGAGCAGGTACAACTAAAATCTCAATCACTAAAGATAAGAGAAAAGTTAAAATTGCAACAAGAACTAAAATCTCTATCATGAAAAACCATATCAATGGTTTGGGATATGAAGACGGACGTATCTTGGTTACATCACACGGATTTATGCCTGGTAGAGAAGATGGAGAAGAAAAGAAATCTATCGAAGAGTATAAAAAAGAAAGTGGTGATTACATCAGTAAGATGTTAGGTGTTAACGTTACAGACATCACAGATGTGGAAGTTGTAACAGAAGAAGAGTAATTCTATAATATAAATGAATAAATGTCTGTTTTACTAGTTGATGGCGATAATTTACTTACGATTGGTTTCTATGGCCTTAAGAATCACTTCTATAAGGGAAAGCACTTTGGAGCACTGTATCATTTTATTAATACTCTTAGAAGATCGTTTGAAACATACCATTTAGACAAGATAGTTGTTTTTTGGGATGGTGAAAATGGGTCTCAACCAAGAAAACAGATATATCATTTATATAAAGAAAATAGAAAATCTCGTTTACGAACTGACGAAGAAATTAATTCATATAATTCCCAAAGACAAAGAGTTAAGCAGTATTTGGAAGAATTATATGTGAGACAAGGAGAATATCCTTTATGTGAAACAGATGACTGCATCGCATACTACACTCAAAATTCACCAAACGAAAAAAAGATTGTTTATTCAGGCGATGGAGACTTAACTCAACTCGTTTCTGAAACTACACAAATTTACAACCCTTCACATCAAAAACTTTACAAGGTTAATGATACAATAACGTATAGTCATGAAGACATTCTAATTGAAAATGTCACATTGGTTAAAATGTTATGTGGTGACCCTTCAGACAACATATCAGGAATAAAAAACATGGGAATCAAAAGACTCCTATCATTATTCCCTGAGGTTAGAGAAAGAAAGGTGACTTTAGAAGAAGTAAAAGAAAAAACTAATCTTTTGTTCGAAGAGGATAGACACAATTGGTTATTGAAGAATATACTAACAGGTGTTACCAAACATGGAGTCTTTGGTGAGGAATTTTATGACATCAACAGTAGAATCGTAAGTCTTAGTGAACCCTTCTTAACGGATGACGCAAAGGAGAATATTAATGCATTGATTAATGAAAATTTAGACCCCGAAGGAAGGTCTTATAAAAATACTATGAAAATGATGATGGAAGATGGACTCTTTCAAGTTTTACCAAAATCGGATGACGCTTGGACCAACTTCTTAAATCCCTTTCTTAGATTAACAAGAAAAGAAAAAAATAAAAGGATTATTAAAATTAAAAACTATGAGTAACCAACAAATGGACATCACAAAATTCGAATTTTTGCTTAGTTTAGGTGGAAACATCGTATGTCAAAGATTCTTTAACGTAAAAGATCATAACCCACAGGCAAGAAGGTCAATGGATATGCATTATTACATAAAAAATATTTGCGAAGAAATTAGTGAAGATTTGAAAATGAAAACTTCCGATTATATGAGCGAAAATCAAAACTTTTTCCTCTCTTCTGAATATGTGGAAGATGCGAATGAACAAGAAAAAGAACACTTTTTAATGGAAATTAAGTTAGGTGACGACGTATTTATTTCTAGGATATTTCCGGCGTACTACTACCATCCAAAAGTTAGATACACCGTAGATATTCGACCAAAACTTAAGCGTATTTTGTCAGATTTGACTGACATTTTATCAGCTTACGATTTGGAAACAACGTATCTCCAGTACCAACTGTAAAATTTAAAAAATATATATAAAATAATAACATGGAAGAAAAGAATTTTGGCTATTTAGGGTTTTCATTTCAGCAATCTCTTATTAAGGCAATTATAGAGGATAAAAAATATGGTGAAACAATTATTGATGTTTTAGAGAGCAAATATTTTGAGAACAATTCTTTTAGATTTTTAATGGAAAACATTAAAGAATTGTATAAAACATACGAGAAATTACCTGATTATCACACATTGTCTCAAAAAGTTATGGCTGAAGGGGGGAACAAAGATTCTTCCAGAATTCATATTGATACGTTAGAGGCAATTAAAGACGATACTAAAGATACGTCTTATGTTAAGGATACTGCGTTGAATTTTTGCAAACAACAAAACCTTAAAAGAGAATTAAAATCTGTACAGAGTATCATTGAAAACGGACAGTTTGAAGCTTATAGTAAGATTGAAGAAATTATTAAGAAAGCTTTACAAGTCGGTATTTCAAATGATGAAGTACTTGACGTTTTTCACGACATTGATGCAGCGTTAGAAAAGGATTTTAGATTACCAATCCCAACAGGAATCGTTGGTGTTGATAACCTTTTAAAAGGTGGTTTAGGTAAAGGTGAATTAGGAGTTGTACTTGCACCAACCGGTACAGGTAAAACAACCCTATTAACTAAATTTGCAAACACGGCGTTTAATCTTGGTTTAAACGTGGTTCAGATATTTTTCGAGGACAACGTTGGTAACATTAAACGTAAACACTATACTATATGGTCGGGTATCGCCCCTGATGAACAACCTGAACACGCGGAAGAAGTTAAAGAAAAAGTTAAAGAGGCTCAAGAAAGATCAACAGGGTCTATCAATCTTTTGAAATTTCCATCGGATAATATTACAATTTCAGATATTAAATCTAGATTGAGAAAAATGGCGTCTGACGGTATTAAAGTTGATTTGTTGGTATTAGACTATGTTGACTGTATTACTCCTGAAAGAAGTACAAACGGTGACGAATGGAAGGGAGAAGGTTCAATTATGAGAAGTTTAGAATCGATGACTGGTGAGTTTGACATGGCAATATGGACAGCAACACAAGGTAATCGTGAATCAATTTCATCAGAAGTTGTAACGGGTGACCAAATGGGAGGGTCAATTAAGAAAGCACAAATTGCACACGTAATATTATCGATTGCAAAATCCTTAGAACAAAAAGACCAAAACTTAGCAACACTTACGTTAGTTAAGTCACGTATTGGTAGAGATGGTGTAGTATTCACTAACTGTAAATTTAATAACGAATTTTTAGTTATTGATACAGATTCACAAAACACATTGTTAGGTCACGAACAAGAAAGAGTTCGTAACAATGTCGACAGAGCGGCGGAAGCGTTCAACAGAGTTCAAAAAGTAAAACCAAGAGTTTAAAAATTTAAAAAAAAATTATGACAGAGAGAATCTTACAAGACAATCCTGGACGTTTTGTCCTTTTTCCTATCGAACACCATGACTTGTGGAAGTTCTATAAACAATCAGAAGCGTCTTTTTGGACCGCCGAAGAAATTGATTTAAGCCAAGATGTAAATGATTGGGAAAATAAACTAAACGACGACGAACAACATTTCGTAAAACACGTATTAGCATTTTTTGCAGCATCAGATGGTATTGTAAATGAGAATTTGGCGATGAATTTTGTTAACGAAGTTCAATATACCGAAGCTAAATTTTTCTATGGTTTTCAAATCATGATGGAGAACATTCATAGTGAAACGTATTCACTTTTGATTGATACCTTAGTTAAGGACAAAGAAGAACAACACAAATTATTCAATGCAATTGAAACCGTACCCGCAATTAAAAAGAAGGCGGAGTGGGCACTTAAATGGATTAATTCAGAATCATTCGTTGACCGATTATTAGCGTTTGCTGCGGTTGAAGGTATATTCTTTTCAGGTTCATTTTGTTCAATCTTCTGGTTAAAGAAGAGAGGATTAATGCCAGGTTTAACCTTTTCAAATGAGTTAATCTCACGTGATGAAGGTGTACATTGCGATTTTGCTTGTCATCTATATAACAGCCATATCGAAAATAAAATCTCACAAGAAAGAATTAAAGAAATCATCTGTGGGGCTTTGGAAATCGAAAAGGAATTTATTCTTGAAGCATTACCGGTTAGATTAATTGGGATGAATTCAGATTTAATGTCTCAATACCTTGAATTTGTTACAGATAGATTATTAGTTGCCTTAGGTTGTCCTAAAGTTTACAATTCAGAAAATCCTTTTGACTTTATGCAAAACATTGCATTACAAGGTAAAACAAATTTCTTTGAGAAGAGAGTTGCTGAATATCAAAAAGCGGGAGTTAATAACGTTGCAACTGAAGATTTAGATTCAGCATTTGGTGATGACATTGATTTTTAAAAATTTAATATAAGATGAAAGTAAAAAAAAGAGACGGGTCCTTAGAGGAAATGAGGTATGATAAAATCACGAGAAGAATCAGTGTGTTTTGTAGTGATTTAAATTTAGAATATATTGATCCAACATATGTTACATTGAAAGTAACACAAGGTATATATGACGGAATTTCAACAACTGAACTGGATGTTTTAGCTGCGGAAACTGCAGCTGCAATGGTTACTACCCATCCTGACTATGCAAAATTAGCAGGAAGATTGGCGGTTTCAAATCTACATAAAACAACACATAAGAAGTTCTCACAATGTATCAAAGAACTATATTCTTTTGTTGAACCAAAAACAGGAAAAGAATCATCTTTAATTGATGACGAAGTTTATAAATTCATTATTGAAAATAGAGAAACATTAGACGGAGCAATTCATCAAGAAAGGGATTTAGAGTTTGATTATTTTGGTTACAAAACATTAGAACGTTCTTATCTTTTAAAGATTGGGGATAGAGTTGTCGAAAGACCACAATATCTTTACATGAGAGTTGCGGTTGGTATCTGTAAAGGAAACATTAACGAAGCACTTCGTATCTATGACGATTTATCACAACACTTTTATACACACGCAACACCAACGTTATTTAACGCGGGAACACGTAGACCACAAATGTCTTCTTGTTTCTTGATTGGAAACAAAGGTGATGATATTGATGGATTGTTTGATACAATTAAAGATGTCGCAAAGATTTCCAAGTGGGCCGGTGGTATTGGTTTACATGTTCATGATGTTCGTGCTAAGGGTGCTTACATCAAAGGAACAGGTGGACAATCCGATGGTCTTTTACCAATGATGAAAACCTATAATGAAGTTGCACGTTGGATTAATCAGGGAGGCAAAAGAAAGGGTTCATTCGCGGTTTATCTTGAACCTTGGCATTCAGATGTTTTTGAATTTATTGATTTAAGAAAGAATCACGGTAAAGAAGAAATGAGAGCAAGAGATTTGTTCTTAGCTATGTGGACTCCTGATTTATTTATGCAACGAGTTGAATCAGATGGTGATTGGACATTGTTCTCACCTGATGAGGCACCTGGTTTGTCAGATGCATACGATAGTCCTGAAGATAAGGCGTTTACTCGTTTATATGAATCATATGAACAACAAGGTTTAGGTAGGAAGGTGATTAAGGCTAGAAAGTTAATGGATGCCATTTTAACTGCACAAATCGAAACTGGTACACCTTATATGTTATATAAGGACCCAGCGAATTATAAATCAAA